CCAAACACTACAATAGGAAACACCTACATCAACTCATTGACGCACGTAATGATTACGAAGAGTCTTATAACTTTTCGCGCTGCTTATTTGGGAGATGATATGATAGGTGTAGCTTCTAAAGCAGAAATAATCCAAGTATACGGATCACTTGAGTACTTTCAGGAACATGTACAAAATAGCTTCAAGAGCTACGGCCTTGAAGCAAAATGCTTCGTTACGCAATCTCTAGCAAAAGTGGAATTCTGTTCACAACTCTTTTGGCCAACTTTAGACTCTTACGTTCTCGCTCCTAAACCAGGTAGATTTATATATCGATCTGGCTGGACGTGTTCTTCAGAGGTGTTAAATCCAGAGACGATCAGAAAACATAATGCTAACTTAGCACTTTCAGTTCAAGCTAATCATGCTCCCGTGATTAGAAAACTGTTGGAGTTTTACACAGAACTATGTAGACCGACAGAAAGCGATAGGAAATTTGATGAAGAATATTGGAGAATCTCATCATCTAAAAAGCACGAAGTGTGCCCTAAAACCTCAGAGTTTTTCCTAGAACGCTATGGAGTTGATTACGACTTCATTGAACAACAATTTGTGGAATTCTTAAACACTGTAAAAGAATTACCACACATATCAGATTTACCTGACTGCTTGCAGTTATTACTTCCAGCTGATATGCCCATCTTAAGCAACAAATACTAAGATGGAGGGAGTTAGAAAAACACACCGAATCTATTAAGATAAATTTTTAAAAATGAAAAATAGAATCAAACGCAAACAACCCAAAAGAAAACAACAAAAATCTCAACCAAAACAAAAAGGCAAAGGTGCTTTTCAATCACTTGGCAACTCAACATGGGTCCCTGACGGGATCCGCTCTTTCACAGGAAAAGTTGGCAAAGGCATTGATAAGTTCTTTTCGACCATTTCAGGACCTGGTGATTACCTAGTAAAAAGTAATTCAATTTTGGACGCCCCAATTAACTTCGGCGCCCCAAAAAGCATCAGAATCAGAAATCGAGAAATGTGCCAAACAGTCAGACAAGCTGGAACAGCCACTAGTGGTGGCATACAACCACAAGCACCCTTCAGTTATGATAGGTACTCTATTAACCCAAGCAATAAAGCTTTGTTCCCTTGGCTCTCATCTCTTGTATCAAACTATTCGGAATACAGAATCCACGGTATGATCTTTGAATATAAGTCACTGATCACTCCTATAACAACATCAGTCCTCGGACAGAATATAGTTCCTGCAGGAGAAATCATCATC